TCGATGTTGTGGAATGCAGAGACGTCTTGTGCGAGTTCTGGTGACCACTGAGCTCTTAACTTTCTTTCTGTAACAGAAACAGTAACAGCTTCTAAGTCGAATGAAACTTCACCAATAGCGTCTTCAAATTCTAATGTCTCGTAGACTCTGTATTCAGCAGTGAATGTATCACCTGACTCGATTAACGTACCTGTGTAACCATCGATTGAGTCAGTACCTATTTCGACTGGAACCGCTAAGTCAGCTTCTAAGTAGATTTTACCTGTAACGTCACAGATATCATCAAACTTACCACCAGGTCCTGGATTAGCACCGTTGTAGAAACTAGTTGATGTCTCACTACCGTAGTTAACAATACCCTTACCGTACTTCTGAGTAACAACTCTAAAGTTCTTGTAAGCCGCAGTACCTTCTCTTAATTCTAATGAAGAAAGGAATTCTTCAGTATCCATTTCGTTACCGTCAGGACCGATTAACTTACCAGCGCCTGCAGAACTAAATCCTGTTAATTGGAAAATTAATGACCTAACAGTACCACCACTAATTGCGGTTGTGTCGTTATTTACAGCCTTACCTAACGCAACTCCAAGAGTAACCGCAGATAATGAGTCTCCGTTCCAAATAACTGGGTCAAGAGTACCTGTCTGAGCACTGAATCTACCTTTTGAGTAGTCGAACAATCCTGCTGGGTCAGAGTTTGGTGTATCACCCTCGTAGAAACGGTCATACAAGTTCTTACCAGTGTCATATCCTGCGTCAACAGCACCGTTTTCGTTACCTGGTGCACCGAATGGTTGACGGTGAGCACCCGCGTCAGTTCTATTCTGAATCTTTGGTACAAAGTAGAACAACTTACCGATTGGTAGGTTCATAGCCTGTACTGAAACGATGTCGTTAGCCAACAACTTAGAGAAAACTCTTCTTACGATTGGGAAAACAACTGTTTCAAATGAACCTGAACTGTCAGATGCAGCAGCTTCGTTTATCAAATATGATGCTTGGTTCTCATATAACTGAGCCATATTTTCTTTAACGTGTCCCTTAAGACCGTCGAGGAACCCTAATTTGTCCCACTTGTTGATTGTGTCCTCCTTGATAACCTTGAGGTGCTTAAGACCGATGTTACCAACTAGACCTGATTCTAATAATGCTCCCATTTTAATATTTTTTAAGGAATTTTATTTTTATTTTAATTTACTCATTAAATCTCTCATTCTTAAGAACTGAGGGTTTTCATAAGTTTTACTCTCGATAAGATTGTTCGCAGAACCCTTAGTTGGAGTCTTAGTAACCTTAGATTGTACTGATTCAGTAACAACGTCAGTTTCTTTTCCACCTAAGTCTTCTTTGATTGTCTTATAAAGAGACTTTGATTCTTTAAGAGTCTCGACACCATCGAAACGTCTTAAAATATTTATTTTCTCTTGCTTCGTAGTAGAATGCTCAGTGAACAAACGAGTAGCGTAAGCTAAGTTAGAATTGAAAACTGCGACTTCATTCAACTTAGTTTTGAAAACGTTAAGTGCCTTACGGTACTCTTCGTTCTTTTCTCTTAGTTGTTGAACTTCGTTTTTTAATTCCTTATTCTCTCTCACCGCAGGTCTGAATCTATCAGATGCATACTTTTTAGTTGTTTCTGATTCGTGCTTTGGTGGAGCTTTTCTTAACTCACCGTGAGTTCTAGCTTCCTTAGTTTCACCTTCGTGTGCTTCTTCTTCATCCATATAATCTTTATGAGATTTAGAATCGTCACCCTTCTTACCGCCAAACTCTTCGTCCATTTCTTCATGAGTTTCTTCTTCATGAGCTTCTTCTTCCTCACCAATCTCGATTTCATATACTACTTCTTCTTCCAAGTGGTCTTCTTCTTTGTATTCACCTTCCATGTGGTCTTCCTCACCTAAGTGGTCACCCATAGCTTCGTCAGTTTCTTCAGACTCACCCAACTGAATAACATATTCAGCGTCGGTTTCAGCATCAGCTAAATGAACATCGTCACCGTCTTGTTTTACGATAATTCCGTCATCTTCACCCATAGCCTTGAATACCTTTAAGATTTCGTCGTCAGAAGCTGCAGTTAAATCGAGAGGTAAAAGAACTTCTTCTTCATCATCGACTTCTAAGTCGTCACCAGGTAAGTCAGTCATTAACATTTCTTCATCACCCATTTCCAACTCTTCGTCGTTATCAGATTCCATGTCACCACCCATATCAAGACCTAAGTCTTCAAGGGCGTCTTCCATGTCACCTTCTTCGTCTTCAACATCAACTTCCATATCAACGTCGACCTCTTCCTGTTCGGACATTTCAACGTTCTCTTCTTCAGTTTCTGCTTCAGACATTTCAACCTCTTCTTCTTCGAGAGATTCTTTTACTAGTTCACTGATTTCTTCCTTCATAGTAGAAGCAAGTATTCCTTTTGCATTATTAGTAATGGCTTCTTGTAGATTTTCCATCTGCAATAAAGCTTCTTCAACTAGATTTTTTTTGTCTGCCATTTTATTTTTTTGCAAAAAAGTTTATTATAGTTACCATATAAATATGTTAAATATGAAAAAAGTGTTTTTTTTGTAACTTTAAACAAAAAAAAATCGGGTATTAACCCGATTTAAATTTTTTCGCCTTTACAAACGAAATATAAGATTATCGTCAATATAGACGAAATTCACTCATATACCTCGTCGATTTTACTCTCAACACACGCTGTGATTCTCCAATCGTAAACAAAGTCTTTAAAATTCTGAGTAACCTTAGCTTCAACATCAGTCACATTATAACCTTTAACAAGTTTTTCCTCACGTACCTTTTTAATTTTACCTGAGTTCTCGTCAGGGAGGTCATACTGAACTTTTGCTACAAAATATTTTTCGTCCATAATTTTTAATTTAAAGTTTTAATACCCTAAATAATCGGAAAGTCTTTTCATTAAGTCAACACTTTTACCTAATCCACCATCAATTCTTGGTTCCTGAGCCCTTAATTGAGTTTCTTCTTCTAAGTTCTCTTCGTACCTATTTTTATCGTCTTTATTTAAGAACAAGTAAGCACCAGGTGTAGATGGAGATGAAACTAAGTCAAAACAGATTAATTCGAAGTCATCTTGTACTTCGTTTCTTTCCCCCTTCTTTACAAGTGAACCTACACCACGAGAAGATACCCCCATAGTGACTCCTTGCCTCATTAGATTAGCCGCTTGGTCACCAGGACAAGACACCACACCTTTCTCATGAAACCCTGGTGAGGTCAATAGTTTTATCTTCCCCATAAGAGTATTACCTTCCCACCATATATCAGTAATCAAATGTGATACACGGTCCAAATCGATTAATGAAGATTCGGGGTGATTAAGTTCTGAGATTGATAAACCTTTTTCAATGGCTTTCTTATATACGTCAGCTTCTCTACGTAAAATCTTTTCAGGGTATACTCTACCGTTTCTATTCGGTGTATCGTATTTCTGTAACGTTGCGTAAAACTCAAAAGGTTTTGAATGGTCTAATTGACCATAAGATTCTTTTATAACTTGTGCATTACGACTGTCGTTAGGATTTACAAACCCCGCATCCCACTCTACTAAAATTCCTTTACCTGAATCGTTTGGTCCTAAAATCTTCATGTTTTTTTCTTTATAAATATGTCAGACCACTTCTTTTGTCGTTTTACTCTTGTGTATTTCGAAATATCTCATACCTCGTAAACAATCAGTATAAACCGCTTGTATTACTTTTTTGACATTATCTCTTAATGTTGGGGACTTAAATTCGAGATGATTTTTAAGGTATAACGTAATTTCAAGATTCATAAAACTTCTCTTACCTTTCTGTATTCCGCTACTCCTCAAATCCAAATCCACTATATTGTGTTTTTCAAATATTTCGGGGTTCAATACCTCTAATAGTACGTGTTTTATATTACGTTCCATTGTTCCTGTCGCTCTATCCCAATTTTCAAACTCCCTTATGGGTTCTACCCATGACTGTAAAACTATGTATACAGTTTTTAAATTTTTAGCATCTACTGTACCGTAATGGCACTTAGCATCACTGAATAATTTTAATTGTGATGTTTTTCCTTTTTTCATATAAATCCATACTTCTAAAGTTTATTGATTTAAATAAAATATAGTATATTTGTTGTTATATGTCAAAAACGTATATTTATTGATAGACAAATACTCTGAATGTTAATTATTAAGGTAAAAAATAAAAATATCGAAGCTGCTTTGAAGAATTATAAATACAAGGTTTATAAGACTAAGCAGATTCAAAATCTTAATGAAAATAAGGAGTACACCAAAGATTCCGTAAAAAAGAGAGAGGAAAAGAAGAAAGCAATTTACGTGAACAAGAAAAGAAACGACCTTTAATCGTTAGAGTACCACTGGTCGAAGATGTCCAAGTTTTTTCTTATTTCAGCATCACTTAAAACTCTGTTGTAAATTAGTAGTGCTCCCATTCTTATATCACCACCTCTACAAACTGAAGGTGGGGAACAATTTCCTGTAGATGTGGACCCTAATCTACTAATATTATGAGATGTTGCTGAACCTAGGCTGTAGGTGTTCGAATTTTCAACTCCGTTATACCAGTTACTTGCGGTTCCACTGTCAAATATAGAAACCCAGCTGTTCCATTCACCTACATCAAATACTGCACCATCCCCGTCCTTCGCAAAGTAATCATGGTTACCCTCAGGTTCACCTATACCGTTCGTTTCCGCCTCGGGCCAGTACTTTGTAGTACTACCATTTAAAGACCTTAACGCCATATAGTCGACATATGCCCCTCCGAAAAATGCTTGAGAGTTAGAATACTGACTCCCTCCGTTATAGTCACTCCACCAATAAAATAGAATTGTTGAGTCCCCATTTCCCGCTCTAGATATTTGACTATCAAAGGTTAATACCCTTATGTTGGATGAATCGTCAGTCTCAACTCTAAAGTAAGCAGGTGAACCTCCACCGGGATTAACCCACATTGATGCGTTAGTTAAAGTTCCATCAATATTGTTAGTACTACCTGATGGTGCAATGTTTGTTACTGCAGTACCGGTACCAGGATAAGACGAAGTTTTGTTTGGGTCCATATATAGGACTAACCCATCCCTAACTACATCACCGTCTAAGAATTGGTTATTATTTTCTTCAATAGCGTCAGCAACTTGAGGTACGTTTGAAAATGAGGTACCCATAGTTAGATTATAAATGTTAACTAATTCAGTGTCACCTGTAGGTGCATAAATCCATGGACCATTTCCTGAAGTATCATATCTATACCATGTATACCCACCTACCGGAGGGTTGATACCTATATACCATCCACCTAAATCACCATACGGTACGTTACCAATATTATTTGCGGTCCAAACATTACCATACTGGTCCGCGTCACTTAACGTTGAGTTTGACCACTTAAGATATTTTCTGTCTGACATTATTCTTCGACTCCTTTACTTCTTGAAAATTTTTCGAGAGTAGTAAAACCTAAACCAGCACCTACAATATACATCATACCATCCCATACATATTTTTGTAATGGTATGTCCATAAAAATATTAGCAACAAAGGCAATACACATCATGAAAAATGCGATTATGGTAACAAATCTTTTTGATGATTTTTGACCATCAACGTCACCTAATAATGAGGTAAAGAATCTTCTCATCATAATCCCCTCTCTAATTGCTTAAGTCTGTAAAGCGATGTAAGGGTATAGTTTGTTTCGTTTATTTTATTCAAAGTTTTTTGAATCTTTTCTTTTAGTTCGTTATCGTTAGACTCAGTTAAGGTTACGTTTAGTTTTTCAGTCACAAGACTTTTCGACTTTTCAATCTCTGTCTTTAAATCTGTTTCACTCAATGAGGTGAAGAATTTAAACTCTTTTTTTTCTTCCTCATTAAGATTAGAAAACTCACTATTAAATGTTTTTGTGGCGATTTGTAACATCGATGATATCGGTATATTGAGTGTCGACTCATTAACCTCCACAACTTCAGAACTAAGTAGATTCTTTTTAATTCTATTTTTTGACTCAAGTAATGACTCTAAATTCTTAGTTATGTTTTTGGTATAAACTTGTAAATCAATATCTTCATAGTTATTAGTATCTTCCAAAACCAACTCATCAATCCAATTTTTTAACGAGTCAATTTTATTCTGATTAGTATCTATTAGGTTTCTTAACTGCTCAAAACTTTCTGAAATATATTCATCGACAATATCCTCACTTAATCCTTTTTTAGATGATAATTCATCATATATAAAATATATTTCCCCCATACTATTGTTTTCAAGAACCATGTTCTTAAATGACTTCATATGAGTTTTAAATTCAGGTTTCCCGTAAGTGGATTCAAATAACCTTTCTATCTTAGTTTTGATTGTACCGAATGATGTCATGATATTTTTTTAAATAAATATCATGTAAAAGGTATTATTCTACCTTTAATCTCCTAAAAGTGTGTTCAACTCTTTTTCAATCTCACCTAAAGATGTTCTACCTTTAGATAAATCTAATATACTTTTACCTTTAATTAGGTCATCTTCAAC